ATAAAGTTTTATTAAATAGTTAATAGCGTCTGCACCAACTTCGTTATCTGTTGTTTTAATTTCGTTAATGTATTTTTTAAGGTATGTTTCTCTTTCTGTAACAGGTGCTTCTCTTTCTGTCATTTTATATACTGCAACATCACCTATGAGTTTATTTTTAGCACTCTTTGTCATAGCACCTTTGTAGTCAGATACAATCTTGTTAGCAAGTTCTCTATCAATAACCCCTTCTTGAACTCCTGTAAGTATTAAGTTAGCACCATCAGTTCCTATCTCTTCTTTTCTTGTAACTAGGTTGTTTAATCTTTTATAAACTATCTGCTGTGCTTGGTCTGGGTTTTCTATTGCTTTTTCTAAGACAATTCGGTTTGCCATATCCTCAGTAAACAGCCCCCTGTCTTCTAAGTACTTAACTATATTAGGGTCGTTCTTGTATATCTTTGCAATTACCCTATTAGATATTGCTCTTTCAGGACTTCTATCTAAATAGTTTAGTAACTCTTGTGGTACATTTTCTGAGCCTGTTATGTTTCTAAAAAATCCTTCTGCTAGTATGTCATCTTCAACAGCAATAGCAGGATCTTGTGGCTGATAACTTAGCTCTTTTAATTTGTATTCTGTTGGCTCTCCTTGTACAAGCCTTATCTCTTTACCTGCAACTATCTCTGTTCTTCCTGTTTTCTTTACTCTCTTTTTAGCCTCTTGAATTGCAAACTTCTCTGCTGTTTCTCTATCTCTTTTTGCTATAAGGACTTCTTGTTCCTGTTGTGATAGGGTCGTGTATGGAATCCCTGCTAGTTTCTCTTTAACAATGTCACCAAATGTAGGTTCATAAGCATACTCAACTTTAGGTGCTCCTGATTCTGTTTCGCCGATTCTTGGTACTTGTTCTCCATAAGTTGCAACATTAAAACCCACTGCTGCTGGTAATGTTGTTGCAATAGCAAAGCCAAGACCTTCTTGTTCATATGCTTCTACAAACTGCTGTAATATTAAAGGAACTGTTATGTTTAAAGCCTCTGTTGTAAGGCTTAGTTTGTTACCGTTTGCATCTTTTAATCCTCTAAATAAGGAAAGTGCTAGTCTAGTATTAGGACTTGTTTTGTTTTCTGCAAAGTCGGTTAGTATGGTAAGCATATTGTTTGGGTTAAAACCAGAACCTTTTGAGAAATCCCCTTTTAATATATCTAGTGCACCTGTAAACTCTGATTCAATGCCTGTAACCGATGATGTTTTTCTACCTAACCATAGCCTTGATAGCAAGACTGCGTACTGCTGAAAACCACCCCATATATCTACTCTTGTATTACCTACCTTTATCTTTCCAAAATCTGCACTTGTTGGGTCAGTACCAACTTCTGCACCTGCAAGTTTTGCAAGTCCAAGTACAGTAAGACCTAAAGTAACGTTGCTTATTAAATCCCTAGCATACTGTCTTCTAATAAAAGAACCCATCATAGGAAACTTAAGGGGGTTTAGTAAATCTATTCTTGATTTCTGCAACCTTGGAGAGAATAATACTGCATTCATAATCCCTTGTGCAGCTTCGGGTAAGTCATTTAGATTACCTCTACCTGTTGCTGAGTTTACATACTCAGCCATTTTAGAAAGTAGCTTTGGGTCTGCATCTAATGCACCAGACTTTTTAGCTTCTTGATACATAGTTTCATAAGCTGCTGCTCTTAAACTATTCAAAAAACCTACATAAGACCTTTCGGAACCTCTGGCTATCTTACCAAGTACAGGTACTTTATTTATTATTGCAGAACCTAGAAATGCCTCTTCTCCCTTTGATAAACCACCTTCTAATTCAGTTATAGCAAGTCTTTGACCAACAGGTATTTCTGCTTGTGCTCTAATACTTTCTAATTCATAAATGGCTTCCATTTGTTGTCTTGTGTAGTTAGGGTCAAAAGCATATCTAAAAGCCTTTGGTAGATTTTTCCAAAACTCTTTTCTAGTAGAAAACCAAAATCCTTGCCTAAATATTGCAGAAAAATCACCTATTGTAGTAAGTGCTCTTGTTAAGCCAAGTGTTTCAATAATTTGTTCGCCAAGTCCTCTAAAAGATTTGGAGTTCTTTTTAACTTCATCTGCGAAGTTCTCACCATATATTCTTTTTAATATATTAAGGTCTGATTGTATTGGTGGCTTACCTTCTGTAAATAATTGTTCAAGAGCATCTTTTGCTCTTAGTCTTTCAAAAAATGTTAAGTCTTTTATGTTTTCTATTTCATTAAATAAATAGTCTACATCTTCCTTTGTTATTGTGTCTTCTGGTTTCATCTCTACCTTATCAAACTCCCCAGACAAGACACCCTTTCTTGCTATTTGTAATTTTTTTCCTGTTAATTCTTCTCCTAGTTGCTCAGCTTCTGCAACTCTTCTAGCCCTTTGTTCTGTATATATATCTTCTTGTTTTGTTCTTGCTTCTTGTGCTACTTCGAAGTTTCTAATAATTTTATTTAGTAGTTCTTGTGTTTTCGGATTAGTAGGTGCTGGTAGTTTTTGCCCCGTAGCAATTTCTATTTCTGTTTTAAATCTTTGCTTATACTCATCTGGCACATTTGGTAACAATTTAATTATAGTGTTTTTGTCTTTTTTAAGTAGAGCATTATCAAACTCTTGTTTTACACCAGGCTTAAATCCTAGTGCTTCATCTTCTATTTGACCTACACTCTTACCACTTTCTATATCGTCACTTGCTTGTTTTATAATTTCTTTGCTTTCTGGTTTTTGTAATGCTTCTTGTACTTTTAATATAGATTTTTTAGATGCGTCTAATTTATTTTTTTGTAAATCTAAAACAGAATCAACAAGGTCTTTATTAGCACCAGGTGTTAGCAAAAATCCTGATATACCATCAATTACAATAGATTGGGTTGTTAGTGGCTGTTGTCCTAACGCCATATCCATTGGTACGCCTTCTGCTATGTTAAGTATTGAAGATACACTTCTTGTTGCAAGTTGTTTTGTAAAAGGGTTTTTTATACTCCTGCCTGTTAAAGCTACTGACTTACCAATTATTGGATTCGTTATTGTTCCAACCATACCTATTACAGGAGCATTAACAAAACCTTCAGTAGCACCTTCTGTAAAAGAACCACCTAATGCTTTTGACAAAACACCTGATAATGTAGCAGACTTTACACCATAACTAAGACCCATACTAGGAGCTGCTCTTAGTGTTGCTGCTGCTGGGGCAACGTAAGCAACCTTACCTGCCATCTCACCTCTTTTGGTAGCAGGTGCTAACTCACCACCCATACTAGGCTTTATTGCTTTCTCGTATAAGTAGTTACCTACAAAAGGAACAAGTTTAGAACCACCCCTTGCTGCTTCTTGTGCAATAAACTGAGCATCTGTTAAAAGGTTTTGTTCGGACTGAGTTAGTTTTACGGGCGTTTGTCCGAACTTTCTTAACCTCTCAACAGTTTGAGGAAATGTGGTTCTTATCTTATTAGCAATACGGTCTTGCAGATTATTTGACTGTAACCTTTGAACAGTAGCAGTAGAAGTAGGGGTCTGTCTTGTAGACATACCTTGTGCTAATTGGGCATTTCTTCTTGCTTGTTCATTTACTGCCATAATTAAAATCCATAACCTGTACTAACTCCTTGGTCAGTAGTTCTTGCTCCTTGTGTTCGTACATTACCAATACTCATATTTGATGGTCTAAAACCTAATTGAAGCATTCTGTTTAGTGCTGTGTTTTGGGTAGTTACCATAGGCTCGTCTTCACCCGTACCTGGAATTATTGGAATAGTATCATCACCTACTTCACCAGAACCACTTGTACTGTATCTAGCTCTTTCTGCTATTAGGGCTTTTTCGAACTCAAAGTTTTGTAATGCTGATTGCTTGTTTGCTTCTATCTGCATCATTGATTGTTCCTTTTGTGCCTCTAATTGTCTTAGTGTTAGCTGATAATTTTGAAGTGCATTTATTCTCATTGTTGCTTTATCTGCTTCTAGCTGACCTTTTTGCAAGTTAATCTGTGCTAGTTGGTCACGAAGTTGTCTTCTTGTATCGTTAATAGCTGCATTGGTTTGTGTTTCTATTTGAAAGATTTGATTATCTGCTTCTCTTATTAAACTTGTTTCAGCAAGATTTAATTGATCCATTGTTTGTGCTAGAGCTGTTCTAGTACCTGCAATGTTTCTGGCAGTTTCTCTACCCATAATCTCACCTGTAAATCCACCTGTACCTGTTGCACTACCAAACTGTGCTTGTAGTCCTTTCATTTGTTCAGATGCTATTCTTCTTGCTTCTGCTATTGCTGATTCACTAGATGCTTGTGCCTGTGTTCTTTGAGTACCAATAGTTCCAAGACCTTCTTGTCTTTGTGCTTCTATTGTTCTTTTTTGAGCCTCGCCTTGTGCTGATATATCAGACTCTAATGTTGGTTGGTCTGCTTGTAAACTTGTTGCGTAATCTGTTAAAGCTTTATTTGCTTCATCATATATTCCTTCATAAGGATTTCTTGCTCTTAGCTTCCCACCCCTTAAATCGGCATTTACGCCTTCTACTAATTTTTCCCCTGTGTAGGGACTTCTTTCTGCCATATTAAATCACCTCCGATTTATTTAATTTTACTACATTTATTTTTATCATATTAAGTTTAAAAGAATTGATGCTCCTTTTTCTCCCTTGTATTTTATAAAAGCTACTGTTCTATACTCAGGTTCATTTGAACTACTTTCTGCTGTAGTCGTTGCTGTGTTATATACAGATGTTTCATTTGTAACTGTTGGCTGAGTGTGTACTTGAGAATCTCTTGTAGCACTATTATCACTACCAGATACTGATGTTCCTGAAACGTGTTCTAAACCATTTGCTGTATGAGTGTGTGTTCCTGCTGCTGTGTGTGTGTGGTCTTGTGCAGAGTGAGTGTGCGTATTGCTACCACCTGTGTTACTTATTTCTCCTGTATTACTTGCAATTTTCAAATGCTTATCATTTAATGTTGAAATGATTTCGAAGTTTGTTGGTATGTCTGCTATTGTTCCTAACCATAATCCAATAATATCTGTTGGTGTATAAACTGTTCCACTTCTATTTTGTATTGCTAATAGTTTTTTATATGCAGGTTCTACTGTTTCTGTTGTTGTTAAAACAATATCTGCTGCTGATATAGGATCAGATGCTGGTGCTAATAAAGCTACTTGGTGAGTGTGATCGTGCCTTACAAAACCAGAACCAGGTTCATCCCTTTGTGAAAATCCATTTGCTGCTCCAGATGTTGCTGCAACGTGAGTATGCAAACTTACAGAGTGAGTATGGGTTAATGTATGTACATTTGTAGTACTTCCCCCTGTACCCCCTGCATCTGCACCTGTTCCTGCACCTTTTAGGTATTTGTTTGCTAGGGTTGGTGTTGAGTTTGTTCCGTCACATAAATAATATCCATTGTATTTTCCTGTGTTGTTTGTGAAACCTGTATCTTCACTTAATGCTAATGCAAGATTTGGTAATCCTCCTACTGCTGTTGTTGGTGTTATATAGATAACTTCATAATATGGTGGGTCATTTGATACACTCGCATAGGTTGATGTAACACTTGATAATCCACCACCACTTACTGCCCCAGAAGTAAAAGGTGCGTGACCTGTATGGTCAGTTGCATTTTCTCTTGAATCTCCTGCATTTCCTGCACCACTTGATATTCCACTAATTGTTATTGTGTGAGTATGGTTTTGTAATGTGTGGCTGTGTGCTGGACTTGTATGAGTGTGAGTAGCACTACCACCTGTTGTATTAGGTTCTGTACTCGTATTAGCAACTGCTTTTGGATATTTACTATCAAGTGCAGTAACTCTTTCCCAACCTGCTGGTATATTAGCATTTGTTCCTGTCCAGATAAAAATTACACCATTACTTATTGCCATCTTGTTTATCCTTGTACTCTATAACTTCACCTAATAACCAAAAAGGTTTCTCTATTATTTGTCTTGCTCTATTAAGTGCATTTTCATAAGTAGTATCAATAAGTCTAATAACTACTTTATCTTCTAGGTTTCCTAGTTGGTCTTTTTTATCGTATCCTACTAAATGAAATACTAGATATGTCATAAGCCTTGCCCTACTATGTAACCATCATAATTTCCTGCTGATGTGCATATAAAACCAAATGTGTCAGTTTTATCACCTGTTGTTGTAAGTGTTGGCTCTACACCACCAGCCCATTTGATTGTTGAAAACCAAGTTACTGTTCTACTTCCTGGTCCATCTTGTGTAAGTCTTATAATAAATGTTTGTCCTACATCTGCATTACTTAGTGCTAGTGTTCTATTACCACCCAAAGTAACTGTGAATACATTACTTGTATCCAAATCAAAAGTTATTGTTGCACCATCACTTGATGTAACTAGGTTTTGTTTTGTTACTTTAGGATCTAAAACCTCAGCTGTAACATTGCCTGTTGTACTAATAACATTGCTTACTGATGTAATTAGGTCGTTATACATACCAACAGTAAGTACAGTATCTACTCTTGCTTGGTCTGAGTGTGATTGTGCTATTGTGCCATCAACACCTCTAGTACAACCTGTTAGCTGATTACCTGTTATTCCTGTATAAGTTATTACTTCTCTACTTGCTGGTGTAGAGGTACCATTTGCATCAAGTCTATCTACTACTATTGCACCAGGGAAGTTTAAATCACTAGCGTCATTTAGGTTAATAGTATCTTGACTTGAGTTTATTGACCCATCTAAGTTCAACTGAACAAAGTTTTTGCTGGGTGCTTTATAAAATGTTGTCACGAAGTTACCCTCCATCCTTTGCCTTTAAGTCCTCTACCTATTGGTCTGACTTGTAGTTGAATACCTAAAAGCTCAAAATTACTACCTTTTTTATTTGTCTTAATTATAATCTGTACTCTTCTTGCTATCTTATTTACAGATAACCATTTAACAAGTTCATCAAATCCCGTAACTGTTGTGGTACCTGAGCTATCACCCCATAGAGTAGTACCAAAGGTATCCCAACCCCAACCTGATGATCCTTGTGTTTGTGCTGAGTTGATTGTAAAACTTCTAATTGTTTGAGTTTGTCCTTCTCTGTTCTCAACTCTAAGTTCTACTGTTACCTCACCCTCAACATTTGTCCATACAGAGTACACATCTTTTAATGTTTTATAAACTGACCAATCTCCAAAATCTTCTTTTTTAGTTCTTAGTGTCATATTGATTGCAGAACCATTGTCTGAATCATACTCATTAGATAACTCATAAACATATGGGCTATCATCAGAACCTAATAAATATCTCTCTCTACCATTATCATCAAAATATACAAGTGCTGTGTTTGCATCAAAAGTCCAAGGGCCAAGCCAAGCAAATCTTTCTCTGTCATAAACTACTGCTTGATTTAGTCCTGGTATTATCACTATGTATTTAAAACCAGCATATACTGCTATTGCATCTCTTAGTTGCTCTGCTGTTAGATTTTCAAAGTACGGGCGTATTACTGCACTTATTTCGTTTGTTCTAAGAACGTCAGCTAAAATGTTAGGTTCATATCCTATTGCATAGACGCCTTTTCTTGTTAAATAAAATATATCTTTCTCAACTGCTTGTATTGTCTTTGGTGCAATACATCCAAGTGCTGCTGTAATTATTGTTGCAGAAGGTTGTGTTACTACAAAGTTGCCAACAGTTAGTTGTGATAGTGCCACATCCCAAATACTCTTTTCTTTAAATGCAATTATTCTACTACCAAAACCTTTTACTGCTTTTATAGGGTCACCTGCATCTGGTTCTATTCGTAGATAATTACCACCACTAGCAACATCTGTTTTCTCGTGGTTAGGTACTCTACCTGTTATTACCATCTTTGACTCATCTCCTGGTATATCTGAGTAGATTAGCCTATCGTCATACCTTTCAATGTTACCTGCTACAATTCCACCTGTTGAATCTGCAAGTGGTGGGAATGTAAACTCAGCAGGTATTAGCGACCCGTCATCTACAAATGAGGTTTCTGGTGCATATACTTTTGAAATAAATCTCTCATCACCTAGGTTTCTTCCAAAGATTCCATACCCTTCAATAACCCCTGACGCAGCAGAAGCTGGTGTCCAAGATATTCTAACTGCACCATCTGTTAATGATTCTGGTTGGTTGTCTAATTCAAAAGCTGTTGTTGCTAAGGTATC